GCCGGTTTAAACACAATAGCGCCTGATGGCCTTGCGCCGTTGGCCAAGAGGGCAATGTTATGCTTTGAAACCATATTGTTTTGATCAATCGATATGGAAGCTGCGGAAAGAGGCGACAGCCCAAGGTAATCATCTAACGGGTTCCAGAACTTAAAATGCTTTACCTCTGCGCCGCCAGTTTTGGGGTCGGCAGGGTAATTTCTTATGACCTCTTGCCCGATCTTGTATTTGTAAGACTTTGGGATTGCCGTGCTGCTAGGCTCAATCTCTATCCTGTCGGGGCGCAAGATGTGCAGTTCTGTCGGCACACCGTTTGCGGTTTGCTGCAATGCGTATGAGTTTCCAGACAACAAAAGGTAAGAATAAAGGCTTTGGAAATATTCTACCCCAGCCTGCAAAGGGTTTGGTCGCTCAAGCAAACTTATCAACGGATGGCTGTCTAGCTTAATATCGCCCTGATAAACACAGAAAGGTATAGACGCCGCACCGTTGGCAACCTCATTGACGCAGCGATAAACGATTGCGTTTTCCTTGTATCCCTCTTGGGCAAAGTTTTTGAAATTATCTTTCTTGCCGCTGGTGTAGGTTGGCCCGCTTATATGGACTACCGGCGCTTCCTTGCGCTCAAATGGTTGCTGACCTCTGCCTAACAGAAGCGCGATATTGTCTAAGATGCCCATTAGCTTATTCTCCAAACGGCTTGCCCTGATGATCTGCCAAGCTCTGTCAACGCCCAAACCAAAGCGTCCAGCCTGTCGGGAGACTTGCGCGATGTTGGGGTGTAGCTGGTCATCTGATCTTCAAGCTCCTTAAATGTTCCACAGTGGAAAACTTTTCCCTGTTCGTATAATGCCGCTATCGGCTCTGCCCGTAAAATTTTACCCCGTGACGCCCTGACCGCCGTATAGGGAACGCTCCTATCTATAGTTCTTATCACTTTTTCCACAAGATCGCCACCGTTATTGACCTCAGCTACTATCCTGTCGGCCCCATAGTGGTGATAAGCTTCCACCGCTTGCCTTGCCCATTGATCGGGAGAACCGCGCAAACTTAGGTCAGCGAGGACGTAATACTTACCGTCAACCAAACCAGCAACGACAATCCCTGTCTCATCGCTGTCCTCGTTGCCCGTTACCGCTGGATCAATGGCTACAACCACCCGCGTCAGTTGCGGCGCAGCGCCTTCCTGTGCTTTTGCTTTCTCGACCAACCGCCAAGTCCAAAGCGCCCCCTCAATCTCATCAAGCACCTCGGCATAAAGTTCCTGACGCCCCAAGCGTGTTCCCTCATACTTTTCTTTAAGCTGTCGCAAAGCGGCGGGCGCAAGGTTTTCGGCGTTGTCAAATGTGCTTCCTCTCGTGACTACGGTGCCATCCCGCTTAACTAAGTTTTTGATAATCGGGGTTGGCTTTGGGGTTGTGGTGATAACGCATTGCGGATTTTGCCCTAGCCGCAAGCCAAACATAAGCTGATCAAATGTTTCTGGGTATGGCCACGCGGCAAGCTCATCGCACCAAGCCCGATGGAACTGTGGCCCACGCAAGCGCTCAGGCTCGGTGGCTGCGAAACCTTGTATTATGCTTCCGTTGTAAAGCCTTATCTCCTGCGCAGAGCTATTGTAACCTTGCCCACGGCCTGACAGTAAAAGCTCCCTTGGAAGGTATGACAATATCCCACTCTCGCCACCAAACGCCACGCGCTTAAGGTCTCCGAATGTTGGCACGACCACAGCGACCCGCACGTTCGGGTTCTTTAGCGCGTATAGGGTTGCATCAGTGCCGCCAGTTCTGGTCTTACCCCAGCCCCGCCCAGCCAGTATGAGCCACACGGCCCAATCACCAACGGGTGTGAACTGGCTTTCCCTGCCTGTGTCTATCCAATCACTGTATAAAGTTGCCAGCGCCTTGTGACTTGGCCTCGGCAGCGCCATCCAGTCGGTCAATAATTCTTGCGAGAGAAGGGGGGATGAACTCATCCGTTGTCACCTTGCTAATTTCTGATGCTTCACCGAGGGCAAGTTTGCCCATCTTCTGCGCTTTAAGGCCAGTTTCAACCAAATCTCTAAGCTCAGTCACGCTAACAATGTCGGCAACGTTTGAACCTTCGTCGCCACGCTCTGCTCTAAACGTTGCGTTTACACGCCGCATCACCACCGACAGGGATGCCTTTGCAATGTTTATGGATGCGCTATCCATAGCATCCGCATCTTTTGCCGCCTTTGTAGCTCGATCTTTATTGACCTTTGCCTGATAGGTTGCTTGCCACTGGTTTCGCTGATCTTGCCAGCCCTGATATTTAGCCCGCCGATAAACTGTGTTCTTAGGTACATCGTGCCGCCTGATAAGCGCGTCCAGCGTTGGGTAAACCCGCACACCAGCGTTATCCTCATAGCCTTCAACAAACTCTAAGCGCAGTGTTTCGTTTAACTGATCGTCTATAATTCCACTCATGACCGTCACCAAATTTTACTTATCTGATAACCATTCTAGCAAATCCTGACACAAATATGAAGTGTCTGCTTCAGTAAGCAGTTCGCAGACCTCAATCTGATCGGGGAACGCCGCCTTAATATTAGCGATTTTAGTTTTGCGCCCTGCCAAAAATTTATCACTTTGGCTGTCACCCCGTGCTATATGCCTATCATCTAAGGTTTGCTGAGAAGCGTTTAAAACAATGATCCTTGTTTCATATAGGGTGTTAAGCGCTTCAAGGTTTCCTTTAGTAAAAAGCCTATCGCCCTCAAACAGAATGTTGCGGTTTTGCTGGCCTATATATTTATGGAAATGTGGGTTTACATTCATAGCGAGCTTATCGGTGCCAAGAAACAGGTCGCCGGTGTTATATATACCTAAGAGCGCAAGGTTGCGTTCCTGATCAACGTGCCCACGAACCAAACCATATTTTAAGTTCCTTGGCTTGTTTAGGTTGCGATATATCTCAGAAACAAGGGTTGTCTTGCCGGTTGCCGGCTCACCACCGATTGCAACACACCTCACGCTTCGGCACCTGTGTTCAAGCCCTTTAAGTCGGCCCTTGTCTTAATCACCTCTAGCTCCTCTTCTGCGCTACCACAGTTCATCATATTCTCGCGGTAGTAACAGACGATTGATATGCGCTCGTATGGCCCTTTAGCCTTGATCGGAAGGTTGCCGTGAAGCTCATGCACGTTAAAAAAGCAAACGTCATTTGAACGCACATCAAAGCCCACCCGATAGCGTGGCATACAAGTAAACCCGCCCTCGTATTTACCGGCCTGCATCACAGCGATATTGCCTAGCCCGCCCTTATAATCACCGGCGTCATAATGCAGCGCTGTCCTAAAGTTTTTATTGACCGTTACCGTTGTGAAAACTGTATCCCCAATAGTGAAATCCTTATGGGTATCTTGCACGACCTTATTCTGTGCTTCCCAGCGCTCGGGGCAGGCTTTTTTAAACTCATCGCTAATGCGTTTTATATATGGGTAAGCCTCTTTGAACTGGCCAAAATTCTTTTCAGTCCACGCGGTTTGGCGGCAATAGGGGAACCTAAGAGTTCTGTCAAAGAAGCCAATGATGCCGCTATTAACCATCTTTGCGCGGTTTTGTTTGGAAACGTAACCTTCACGGGTCTTATTTTTAAATCGCTTCTGCTTTTTATCGCCATCTATCACCCCTTGCCTTACGCTAAGAACCTTATCATCGGAAACGTAAAACTCGCCCGCTGCGTCCCCCCTGTTGTCTGTTGGGGTGGCTGCACTACGCAGAGCGCTATAAGCAGACCGGCACAAAGAAGATGGGATAACATTCTTTCGGAACATAAAAAGGGGCTTACCGTCTGCGTCGTAAGCATCACAATCGTAATCGATGATGTGATCTATTTCATGTTCCTCAACAAAGGTGCCGGTCCTTGCCGCCCATTCCTCCGCTGACCCGTATGCTTTTGCTTCAAAGGTTTTTATGCTCATTTTCTACCGCCAGAACAACCGCATCTGTGATGCTTTCTAAGTTATTTGCCGCCATGATTTTATCACACATGGCCCTAAACCGTGGCTCACTTTGCTGGTCAAGATAAAGGTTGACCATCTTTACATGGCTTGCCACCGTGCCATCAAGATCATCATCTTCTAATTCTTCTTCTAGATCATCTTCGCCCTCGAACTCCAAAAGCGCAGCATTGATTTTTGCGATGTCATCTAAATCAAAACCAGTAAACCCCATATCGTAGTCAAGCTCTGCCAGTAGGGCAAACTCGCCAGCCAAAAGCTCTTTGTCCCAATCCGCAAACTCAGCTGTCTTATTGTCTGCTATTCGGTAGGCTGTTTTCTGGGCATCTGACAAACCTGTTGCGACAAAGCACGGCACCGCATCCCAACCAAGGCTGAGAGCCGCCCTAACCCGTGTATGACCGGCCAGAATAATATTTTGCTCATCAATGACTACGGGCTGTTGCCACCCAAACTCGTTCAAACTTTCTGCAACCTTAGCCACGGCCTTTTCGTTTATGCGGGGGTTGTTTTCGTAAGGTATAACCTGATCAATCTTGATAAGTTCTATCTGCATTCTTGCACCCTTAAAAAACCCTGCTTGGTCAGTGTTGGTTTTTGCCTAGCCAAGCAGGGCACAGTTGATTGAAGCGCGCTTGGAAGTGCCCCATGACAGCACCTCCGCGAGCCGTTTTAGTATATCACAAACCGTTTAAGACGCAATCGCCTGATAAACCTCAAGGTCTCTCTTCGTGACCAAGCCCTTATCCAGCAAATCTTGAGCACCCTTTCCAAAGACATACCACTCGCCCACCGGCTCGCGGTTCTTAATGCGTTTGGCATTGATTAAATCGCCATCGAAATCTATTGGCCGTGTGGCCTCATGGTCCATATCCGCTATAACCAAGCGCTCCGCATGATCTTGCACACCCTTGACTAGCGTTTTAATCGTTGGCCACGTTCTACCCGTATTGTTTTTTCTGGCATGTTGGGCAACCTTAGCAAGGATATGTGCAAGCAAATCTTTATTCACGTCTGGCATCTCGCTGTTTATATCTTCGACCATATCAATCATCTCTTGTCTGGCCACGTTTGCGTCAAAGTTACGGGGCACCTCATACCTAGACAACATCCCTTTAAGCCACTCGGCGATAATATGCTTACGTTGTTCATAATTAAGACTGGCCATTTGGTAACTCCTTCAAAGCTGGCGGCTGCAAATCATAGCTATTAAAATTTAATATCTGGTTCATTTGCTCTGTGGTCGAAAGCTGATTTAAACTTGCCTGAGATATTTCATCATCCCACCGCTCATCGTTAAGCCACGTTGAAAGGTGCGGGATGTATTGCAAGTCTTGCCCTTGTATTGACATAACATAAGCCTCAAGGCGACCGTGTATCAGGGAAAACTCACTTTTGCGCACCGCCTTAAGGTAAGACGCCTTTGCTCGCCCCTTGGCTTTCTTTTTAGGATACAAAGCCCAAAGCTGATCAAAACAATGATCACTTAAGTTATCACTTACGGGTTTATTTATTACTTGGTTAAGGGGTGTTCCCTGTGACACGGGGGGGGTATCCAGTGTGACACTGGGGGGGTGTCTCTCTGACACGGGGGGTGGGCCAATGTGCAAGTGATAGAGGTTGCTGGTTTGGCTACCATTTGCCCGCATGTTTTCTTGAACTGTTATAAGCCCTTTTTTCTCTAACTGCTTAAGGCACCGCCGCACGGTAGACCTAGATATTTCAGTATCATCAACGATTTTACTTAGGCTGGGAAAGCATCCGTGATCTGGGTTGTGCCTGTCGGCTAACGCCAAGAGAACCAACTTCTCCCACGGCGTCATATCCTTTTGCTTCCATGCCCAATTTACCGCTTCAAAACTCATGTTACCTCCTTGAGTTGCTAGTTTTAGTTTACTCTTGACCGTTATTGACTGTTAAAGACAACAATGATATATAAATCGCGTGGCAGATTTACCTCCTGCCCGTTGCTAATATTTAAGGCCGGTGCTTACACGCCGGTCTTATTTTTTTAGGTACTCCTTTAGTTTCTCGACTGTTCGCTTTGATGGCTGGCCCCCACGCTGCACCCTATGCAAAGCGGCGTAGGTCATGCCAATGCGCTCGGCCACCACACTAAGCTTCCTGTCCGTTAAGGCATCCCTTATTTCTTGTAAGGTCTCAGGAGTTCTTTGTTCCATTATTTTACCCTATCTAAAATTTATGCTTGTTTTTTGCATATAAGTAAAATAGAAACAAGGGGCAACTTAGGAGGTAACTATGAAATCACCATCATTACTTACGGCGTCAAACGCCATTTACTCAGCAATCGTTGACCACAACCTTGCTCTTTCACAGAAAGCTGATCGGGGTGAAATTACTCACCAACAGTACACGGTCCAAGCCTTTCCTTCATGCGCCTTAACCTTAATCGGCAATGCAATCCAAGAAAGCATTGCGAAATTTGAGGAGCAACAAAAAGAGATTGCTAACAACCAAGCGGAGCATGACAAAAAGGTATCAATGAATATTGAAACTGGCGACCCAACGTTAGGTCAAGCAACAATGACGGTGCATTCATAATGCCCCGTCTTGATCAAGCGCTGATTAACCATATTGCTGGCGAACTGGCAGACGTTGCAGATGATGAAGAAACATTTTGGGATACCCTCGATGGGGAAACAGATGTCATGACTGTGGTTGGCTCTGTTCTTGGGCAGTACAATGAGCTTAGCCAAAGCGTTTCTGCAATCACAGCACTTATGGATAAATACGAAACCAGACGCCATACAATGCAACAACGTCAGAAGCGGCTGGTTAATGTCTTGCAGCTTATAATGACAGCCACTAACCAAACAAAAATTCCGCATCCATACGGCACGGCATACGTTCGTAAGGGTTCGGAGCGTGTAGTAATAACAGATGAGGGAGAGATACCAACACAGCTAACAAAAACGGTCAAGACACCAGACAAGGCGGCGATTAAGGCGCAGCTTAAACAGGGTGTCAAAATAGATGGGGCAGAACTTCAAGTTGGCCCTGACAGTATAAGCATTAGGATGAAATGATGACAAATAAAACGGATGCCCCATTGCAAGCGATTGTCGCTTTTAATGAAGCACAACTTGAGATGGGCAAGGTACGCAAAAACGCAGCGAACAAGTTTCTTGGGAACAGTTACGCTGATTTAGAAACAACCCAAGAAGCGATATTCCCAACATTCTCAGCCAAAGGTTTTGCGATTGTGCAACAATGCGGCGCAGATGAGTTCGGTCAGTTTGTAGACACGCAGGCGATCCATGTGTCGGGGCATATTTTTTCCAGCAAAGTATATCTGGAATTTAAAAAGAACGACATGCAATCCATGGCAGGCGCTATAACCTACGCCCGCCGGTATGGTTTGCTTTCGTTGTTTGGCATACCAGTCAC